GCCGCGCATCGCCTACATAGTCGGTGACGGGCGTTCGGACGGCGTTGAGAGTTTCGAAGCCGGGCAGCCGTTCAGAGCCGGGCCCGATTTCCAGCCGCCTCACGCATCACGCTTTGGATTTGGCGGGCACCTTGCGGGCCGGGGCCTTGCGCCGTGCTGGAGCCTTGCTAGGGGCGGTCTTGGGCTTGGAGCCGGTGACCGCGGCAACCACCTTCGCTGGGGCCTTGGACACCAGGCTGCGCTTGTCCAGCACGATACCGGGGCCCAACCGCGTCACCATGCCTTCGTCAACTTCGACGGTGGCGCCCGCTTCGACCAGCTTGTAGCCGCCACCGTTCAGGTGGACATAGCGGGCGCCCTTGGCTTCGTTGCGGTATTCGGCCATTCGCCTAACTCCCGGCTTTACGAACCGCTCGTCATGTCGATGGCCACCTTGGCCTTCGGGATGCGGATCTCGTAGCCGCCGATCGACATGATGCCGGGCACTTCCCAGCTGAACGGACCCTTCTGCCACTGCGGGAAGAACTGATGGCCACCGCCGGGCAGGTGGAAGCGATGCACTTCCGGAGTGTTGGCATAGGCGATCATGCGCTTGCTGCCGCCGGCGCCAGCGGTTTCCAGGTGGCGGGTCGGCTTGATGGTGATGCCGCGGATGACCGCATTTTCCTGCAGGTAGCGCAGCAGCGAAATGCCGGTGCCGGTGACGCGCTTCGACGCCATCACGTTGTAAGTGCTGGTAGGCACCGCCAGCGTATCGGCGCGATAGGTTTCCAGCGTGTCGGTTTCGACGCGGGTAAGCGCTTCGTTCACCTGCTGGATATCGGCATCGACGTCCGAATCCGCGTCGATCGAGTTGCCTGCATCGACGGTCATCAGCGGGTCATCGATAAAGCCGGTTTCGAACTTCAGGCCGTCGCCGGTCATGGCCGTGCGGTGGATGAAGCGCTCGGCAGTCTTGGTGGCGGCGTCGGCCTTGTCGGCAATGACGTTGAAGCCGAGCTGCTGGGCGCGCTCCAAGTCGCCGCGGTTGTACTTGTAACCGATGCCGGCGATGTGGTTTTCCTGCAGGAACTGGGTGCGGGAAACGTCCGCATACGGCATATCATCGGCCGCGACGTCGAACCATTCCGGCTTGCCGGCGATATCGCCGGAGTAGAACACCGAACCAGCGGTCCAGATGCTGCCCTGCGTGTCCACCGGCATGAACTCGGCATAGTCGGCCAGCGGGTACTTGATCATGTACACGCCCTGCTCGACACGCAGCAGCTGCGGCGTGAGGAAGGAAAGCGCTTGCTGGGCGTCGTTCAGATCGACGCCACGGATCGCGTCCGCGAAGCTCGGGGCACCGTCGGTAGCCTCCAGGTGGGCTACCGCCGCCTGTACGGAGTCAAAGAAAACTCGTTCCATTCTGTCCTCCGTTACCGGCGCACGATGCGGGTCAGGCCCGCAGCGCTCAAAGTGTCCTCGAACACCCATCCGGTGGCCGCGACGTTGCCGCCGCCGGATGAATTGCTGACCGCGCCGGCGCTGGTGACGTACACCTGGGCGCCATCGGCGCAGGCCGTGGTGCAGGTGACCCAGATCTTGCCGCGCTCCTTGATCGCCACGTTATCCAAGGGCGCATAGACGTCGGCCGGACGATCGGCAGTGACGGGCAGGCCCTTGGCTGCGATGGCGAAACCGAGCAGCTGGTCAGCGGTGACGGTCAGGTCGCAGCCTTTGTCGGCGGTGCCGCGATAGACCGGCCGGCCGAACTCGCAGTTCGTATCGCCTTCCAAGGTTCGGGTGATGGTGTTCGACAGCTCGCCGTCGGCTTCCATGCCTGGATAGCCGTAGGGAATGTCCTCGCTGAAGGTGGATTGAAGAACGGCCATTTACTTTGCTCCCTGGGCTGCGGGCTGGCGATAGGCGGTGCCCTTGTCGGCGAGCCATGCCTTGCGGCGATCTTCGACCGCGGCGCGTCCGGTGGCGGTTGGCTTCACGCCATCCTTCAGGGTATCGCGCAGCGCGTCGGCGGGCTTCGTATCCTTTGCCAGCACCGCGAAGGCGCCGGCCACAGCCGCTTCGTCATCCAGCTTCATCGCGTCATCGCCCAGCTTCGCCTGAACAACGGCGGCGCGGATTTCCGCTTCGCTCTTGCCGTCGGTGACAACCTTCGGATCGATCGCCTTGGCCTGAGTGATCAGCGCGGAGCGGTCGGCGACCAGCTTTTCCAGCTGGGCCGGCGTCAGCTGCGCATCCTTCACCTTCTGCTCAAGCGCGGCCTTTTCGCCTTCCAGCGTGGCCTTGTCGGTGGTGAGGGCGGCAACGCTGGCCTCCGCCTTGTCGGCGCGGGTGTTGGCGTCGGACACCTGGCCCTGAAGCTTTTCGATCGCGGCCTTGGCCTCATCCGAAACGTTCGGAACCTGCAGGCCGTCGATGATCAGCACATGCGGCATCGTGTAATCTCCATCTTGGGTGGGGCTTCCCCCACCACCGGGACCGGACGGCTCGCGCCGTGCGTTCGATTTGGGCTTTTTATCGTCGCCGTCTAAATCGGAGTAGGTTTGTCCATCCCCGATGATGTGATCCAGCAGTTGGGCGAGTTCGGCGCGCGGGATGGAATCGCAGCTGGCGGCATCGGCAATCCGGCATTCCTCGCCGGCCCGGCCGCGATCGACCAGCGCCACATGATTGCCCGAAATCTTCACCTGGCGGGCGGCGCACTTGGTGCCGTCGGGCGCTTCGAAGTCGCCGAATTCCAGTTCGGCGGCATAGCCGTTGGACAGCTCGCGCTTGCCGTCATCGACCTTTTTGATGGTGTCGGCATCGGTCAGCAGGAGGTCGAAGGCCAGATAATCACCGTCGCGCATCGCGCCCATGACCATGCCGCGGGCGTGATCCTTCCAGTTCGCGGCCGTAATCGCGTCCTTCGGATGATCGTCGGTGATCGGCTTGCCGATGAAGCTGCGTGCCGCCGCGGCGTCGAACACCGTCTGGTCATCACGCAGAACATTGATCGTGCCGGCATCGCGCAGGTCGTGTTCGTTGTTCGGATCGATTTCGCTACCGAGATAGGCATAGACGCCGGTGCGAGCCGCCTTTGCTCTGACGGCCATATAGCCATCCTTGGTGCGGCGGCGCGCGTCCAGGGTGAGGCGATCGGCTAGGAACATGCCGGCGAAATTACGGGCAACGGCTGCGCGGCTGTAGGTTTGTGGAGGAAGGGGCGGGGATTGAACCCGCGATCCGTTGCCGGACTACGCCTTAGCAGGGCGCTGCATTACCACTCTGCCACCCTTCCGATGGTGGCGGAGGGTGAAGGAGTCGAACCCTCAACCTTTCAGTTGGCCTAGTTTTCAAGACTAGTTGCTGTCCACACAGCGCCACCCTCCGATGCGGGCAGCGAAGCCCGCTTATCGCGCGATGGTCGATCGACTTGAAGTGTGGAACTTGGTCATGGGCAGGGCCTTATCACCAGCTGGGCGGCGCGGCAATGCGCGAGCTCAAATCCTTCGTTCCCGGATAGACCTGGTTGGCGAATTCCTGGATCACGACACCGCTGATCCCGCCCGCGAAGTACGGGCCAAAACACCAATGGCTGTTGTTGTTATCCCGGCCGACCACGCCCCGGAACGCCAGCACCTGCTTGCCGTCCAGCCAAACGTCCAATTCGCCCCTGGTGCCAATCTTGACCCGATAAACCACATCGTGCGGCATGTTGAACGCCGGCGCGGTCGCACTGGTGTAGCGCGTCTTGTTGTCGCCGCCATCGGTGGTGGTGATCCTCATCCGCCCATCGCCGATGCGGCGTATTGCGAATGTCGGCGAGCCGCTGCCGGAATGCATCTGAACCCATGTGCCGGATTTGCCCTTGGACTTCATGCCCGTGGGATCGGTCCAATGATCCTTCACGGTGAAGGCGCCCCAATGAACGACGCCAAAGGGGACCGTCTGCTTCCGATGGAGCTCGCTGCGGCGCTTGGTCGATGGGTCGCTGAAGCAGCCTCGATCATTGGTGGTGTTGCGGATTTCGAAGCGATGGCGGCCAGGCGCGCTCTGCCACGCGTATCTCATGCCGGTGTGACAGACAGAGCCCATGGCTGCGGTCCAGCCCTTAGTGCCTTCCACGGTCGGATAGCGCGGGGTGAGGTTGTCGGGGCCCAGCGTCGATTGATATTCGACCTGCGCGAGGGCTGGCGATGCGAAGGCCAGCGCGATGAGTAGCAGGATGCGGCGAACCATGAGCGCTCCCTTTCCGGGTAAGCGCTGAAAATTACTGGGGATTTTGGAGGGGCTGTAGGTTCGCTAGCGCTTGGGTCCGATATCCATCGCGAGAAGTGCGCCCTCACTGGCTACCCTGTCCCCAACTTCGAACGGGACACCAAGGATGGTGCGGGATTTGTCGTCGAACTGCCCTGCTTCGCGCGCATCTGCTTCGACAGTCGGGAACTGGTCTGTGCGAATTTTCCAGAGAATCACTTCGCACCCGAGGTCGAGTTGATGCTTCTGGTTATCGACCATCATCTTAAATACCTGGTCCATATGCCCTCCATTATCGATGGAGGGGCGACCTTAACTACAATTCCCCGCCATTGAAAATCAGCACCCCCTGCCGGACGCACCCGCAAAACGGCAGCTCGCCAGGCTCATCTTCCGGCGCCGTCTTGTCGGTGTAGATCTTCCCGTCGCGGGCCACATGCTCGGGGCGCGGGTGAAGCTTGTGGCTATGCCGCCATTTCCAGTGACCCAGCCCCGCCTGGCGCTGGCGTTCACGGTCCAGGGCGCTGGCCAGCTTCACCGTCTGGTCGGCCGCAACACGCCGCGCGCGCTTCCTCGCCATGCCGGCGGCCTCGCGGATTTCCTTGCTGACTTCGCTGATCGGCGAGCGCTGCTGATACCCGCGGAGCACGGCATCGGCGATCCGCCCGCGCGCCTGTTCGTTGATATCGCGGATCAGGCTGGTGTTGCGGGCAAGGAACGCGTCGATCGTCTCGCGCACGTCGAACGCGCCAATGATCGTGTCCAGATCGATTTCCACGCCAGCCAGCACGGCGCGCACCCACTTGCCGCGGTGCCATTCTTCGACGCGGAAGGCCCAGCGCTGCAGTTGGGGGGTCAGCTCCAGCACAAGGCGGTTGATGGCCTGGGCAATGGCGTCGGTGGTGGCGCCAAGGTCGCTGGGGCTGTCCTTGGTCAACCTTACGCTCACATCGGAAAGTTGGGCCAGTTCGCGGCTGTACACCGGAGCCAGCATTTCATGGGCGCGGCCCCAGGGCTCCAATATGGTCAGGTAAATCGCGGCCAGACTTTCGGCCTGCGCCTTGGTGATGAGGATCGGGGCGAAGGTGATCGGCCGGCGGCTGCGGCGCCTACGGGCGGCCATGGCGGCGAGGCTGAATTTCATCTATAGCCCCCTTGCCGAATGACGATGTGCGGGTTCCGTGACTTGCGCATCCGTGACAAGCCGGGAGTGCGGGTTTCGGTAGGATGCTGGCGACAATCCAAGGCGAAACGTGGCCAAGGAATCGTCCAGCGCCTCAGTCAGCGGGTTGCTATACGGATGGCGCCCGCTGGCTAGCACGGATCACGCATCCGCCTTCATCTTGGGCGTCCAATCTTCGTTCACTTCTTCGAAGATTTCCGGCCCGAACACCAGCTTGCCGCGGTACGGCTCGACGCCGGCAAGGTCGAAGCCTTCGGCCACGGCGTAGGTGATCGTGATGTGGGACTGGTAGCTGTCGAAGTCGTGGCTGGCGCCCTTGCGCACCAGTTCTTCATGGCGCCACGACAGGCTGGACGAATTGAACAGCAGCACGATCGCGCCCTTGTCGCCTAGCGCCTCCACCAGCCTGGCGCCGCCCGGATTTACGGTCAGCTGGCCGTTGGCGTCCTCATCCCAGGCGCTGCCCATTTCCAGCCAGTCCACCGCCATCTTGCTGAAGCAGACGGTGACGTGGAGTTCGTCGGCTTCCAACACTTCTTCGAAGCCCTGTGCCTTGGCCCATGCCAGGAATTCGTCCGCGTTCACAAGCTTGCGCTGGACGTACAGGCTGCGCGGCCGTGCGTCGGTGATTAGCATCACCGCCTGGGCATCGTTCACCGCGCCGGCCATGCGCATCGCTTCGACCTTTTCCGCAGCGAGCTCGGCAGCCGTCTTGCCGGCGTCGGGATCAGGGTCATATTCCGGAACGTCGGGATGCGCTTCGAACGCCGCTTCGCAGCCGGGCCACCGCCCGCTTTCGATCATCCGGTTCTTCGCAATTTGGGCCAATGCTTCGTCGGAAATCAGGCCGGTGTCGGAGTACACCTTGATCGTGTCGGCCGCGCGCTTCTCGATTTCCGAGTCCTTCGCCTCATCGGGCTGTTCGAGCGAATTGAACTCGGAATAGATATCGCTTGGCCGCGTGCCGAGCGCGCTGCGGATCAGCAGTTCGTCAATGCGCTCCAGGCCCGGCTCAAGAATCTCGCCCTGATCGGCCATGACCTTGGCGTGATAGTCCTGCTGCTCGCCCTTACCGGTCGATTGCAGGCCCTTGGGGGATTGGCCAAGCAGGCGGGTGACCGGGATATCGGAGGCGCCGGCCATCAGCTCCATGAAGGTCATCAGGACGTCGGGGATGCCTGCCCATGTGACCTGGTGCTGCGCCCAATCCTCATCCTTGTCCAAGATGGTGGCGCGGTGCGTCGATCGGCCACGCGCTGCCAAGGCGAAGCGGGCCATCACCCTATCTTCATATTCCTGCGTCCCGACGTTATCCATCAGGTCGGGCATCTTGTAGATATCGGTAGCGGCCACATCGATCAGCGCCGCGAACCCATCCGAAGCCGTGGTGGCGTTCTGGATCGTTTCGTTGACGCTCTGCAGGATGGAATCGCCCCAGAACCAGCTGTCGCTTTGGATGAACTGCGTGCCTTCGGGCTGCTTTTGGCCGACAAAGGCGATCACCCGCGACGGGTGAAGCTTCGTCATCATGCCGTTCCGCGAAGTGATCTGGAACCACTCAGGCTGCCCGCACCATTCGCTTTCGGGATCGGTGATTTCGGGGCCGTGAACCAGCTGGTAGCGGTTGAACACGTTGATGAAGCGCAGGCCGCCCTTCTTCACCGAATCCACGTCCAGCGGCTCTTCCAGCCGGTCATCGCCGATCGAGGGGATGAGCGCGGCGCCGCCATATAGCCTGGCCAGGATCAGCACGCGCAGCAGCTTGGCCCACAGCTTCAGCCGCTTCTCTTCCGCCTCCAGCTTTTCAATGACGTCCTTTTCGGCCTGCCACGCCCGGCCTTCGCGGGTCATGTCCTTCGCCGGGATATCGATGATCTTCCGGGCCCATGGGTTGGTGCGGTAGGCGGCTTCGACCTGATCCGGCGTCAGCTGGTTGAAGAACCAGACATTGCCGGTGCGGCGATCAACGCTGGTGCCGCGGGCAGACATGACGTTGGCCAGGCCGTCGCGCACGAAGGGCATTGGCAGGACGTTCTGGCGTTGCGGGATGACGTTGCCGCCGCTGTCCATGAGGAAGCCGGGCTTGGGGCGGACGTTGGCGATGCGGCCGGACATGGCGCGCAAGGTACGGCGCGGGGCGGGTGGAATGTAGGTTTGCTAGGTGGTGGGTGGTTCTGCCCGCCCAATGATCACGTGCCGGTCAAGCACTTCGCGATCTTCCTCATCGGTCGGATCGAAAATGAAATCAGTGCCGGGAAAATTCCAGCTGTCACCGTCGAACCACGCCACCGTTGGGTCAGGGCGGCGAACCGTCCGGTTCCGCTCCTTCAATTTGAGCCAGTAGAAGCCGATTTCAGGTTCCCAGCTGATCATCACCCCTGCCCTTCCGGCGCGTTGATTTCGGCGAAGTGGGTGGGCGATGCGATATGCTCACCGTCGCAGTCCATCCAGCCAAACTCAGGCGGCGAAAACGGGCCATCCCACCGCATATGGAATTTGCCCCAGCTGCCGACGCGATCAAAGTCATGGTCGCTGCGCAGATGTACTTCCCGCCCATCCTTCAGTTCGTCGGGCAGCTCGGCGATGGGGCGCCAGGTGATCATTCATCATCCCCCGTCAGATCGAAGTAATTTCCCCTAAGCTCAATCTTGCCTGCCACCTTTGCGTGAGTGACGTCACCTGGATTCGGCCAATTTGTTATCGTGACGGGATCGCCGGGCTTCATCTTGCCCCAGCCTTCTGGAATGTGCTGCTTGCCCAGTGGGTGGATGACTTCCGGCGGTGGCGGATCGTGCGGCGGCTCATCGGGCTCAGGCTCCGGTTCCTCACCGAACTCCGTCCAATCGTCGCCGTGGTCATAGAGCCCTTCCAGATGCAGCAAGCGCACGTCGTGGCCATCGCGCGGCTGATGGGCATCGTAGAAGGCCGCGAACTTCGCCTTCGCTTCGTCGGTGTCGTACAGGTACGCCTTTGCCGGCGCGCTGTAGCCGCCCTGCCCAATCCACAGTTCGACGCGGCAGGTGAGGCAGGCAAGGTGGAGGGTGTCGCTCATTGCTCCACCCCTGCCATGGCCCGCCAGATAGGGACAACAGCGACGCCGAAGCTGGATTTGTCGGCCTCTGCCATGCCAGCATCTTCCATGGCTGGGTTCGGTTCGCGCAGGACGCTTTCCAGCGCATCGATCAGGGCGACGGTGCATTCCTCGCACTGCGCCGGCGACGTGGTGCCTTCCGCGTTGCCCATCCCCAGGTCGAACGGTGGCCCGCCGCAGCTGCAGCCCTTCCGCCATTCCGCGATCATTTCCAATGGGGTCATGTCCCTCTCCTATCACTCCGCCAGCAGCCCGAACAGCCGATCCACGCACTGGCGAGCATGCCCAGCCTCGCATTCGAAGAACATGCGCTCGCCGGCCGCCGTCACCGCGAATCCGCCGGTGGTGGTGCCGAACAGCGCCACGCGATCCGCCTCGATTATCGTCTTTGACGCAGCGTCGGCGAACATCAGCCAGCCGGACTTCGACGTGATTTCCCATTCGCGCGGCATCAGAGGTTGTCCAGATTGAAGCCGCGGCGATCATCGAACGTCAGCACGAAAGCTTCGGCATAGTCGGGCGACTTCACCCCGCGCCGCTGAAGCTCGACCTTCTTTTCGATCACGATCTTGCCCTTCTCATTCTTGAAGTAGCGCACCAGCGACAGCTGCGAGGCGAGCGTATCGCTTTCGGTGTCGCCGGCCGGCAGCGCGATCAAGTCGGACAGCGGGTGCTGCTTGGCGCCTTGGTCCTCTGTTTTCCCCTCTAGCCAAAGCACGTGCTGATAGGTGCGCTGGAATGCAACGCGGGCCAGCCACCACAGTTCGGCTTTGAGGTTGCCGAACATTTCATCCGACGTCCTGCCATCTTCCCAGCGGCGGCGGTCATTGGGAGCATCGCCGACATTCACCGGCTTTACCTTCAGCTTGCGGCGGTCGGCGTGCTTCATCGCCGATGTGACGCCGACGCCGACGCCGACGCTATCGAAGTTCAACTGGGCGGCATTGGCCTTTTCGGCATTGTCCAAAGCCCAATGAGCCGTGCCGATCGTGTCGGGATCGCCGCGAGCCTTGGGTGGCTGAACAACTGGCCCCGCTCTGGCGATGAATACCGATTTGGCCTTGCCAGCGCCGACGTCCAGCCCGGCCACGGCGCGTTGATTGGTGACCATGATGAGCGGATCAAGCGTGGCGATGCGCTTTGCCGCATCCACCCACTTCGCCGGAATGCAGACGCCCTCCAGCGATGCCGAATAGTCGATTTCATATTCCGAAGCCCAGGCGGTCGGATCCGACAGCGTTGCTTCCTTGGCGGCGGCCCATTCCTCCGTCTTGCGTGGATCGTCACGCCAGTGCAGCCGGAATATCTGGTGCTGCTTCAGGATCGAATGGCGCTTCCTGGCGAACAGGTTGCCCATGCCATTGACCGAGCTCACCCAGCCCACGCAATCGGTGTTGCCGCTCAGCGCCTTTTCGACATTCTCGGCATTGGGCACGAATGCGCCTTCATCCACGATGTAGAGGCTGGACCGGCCGCCACGGCCCATGTCATCGCCGCCTTCGCCGGATATGATCGCCCCGGTGGCCGGGTTCATCAACCGCATGAACAGGCTGTGGGTGCCGCGGTTATAGCCGGGCGGCAGCATCCACGTTGGCAAGCGATCAGCCATGATCCTTATCTTTTCGAACAGGCTGTCCGGTTGCCCCGCCTTGTCCACCAGTTCGACCTTGCGGCTGCCCAGCGTCGTCTTGAAGCCGTCCACGAAGAGCCAACGATTGAGCGCGTAGCCGCAGCAGAGGTATGACACGCCGGTGTCGCGGCTCTTTTCAACCAGCCATTCTTCGTTGGCCTCTACCCGCTCATGGAGCCAGTGGATGAAGTCGATCTGCTTGGGCCATAGCTCGAACCGGACATAGGGGCTCATCGCCCGCCCATCTGGGCCCTTCTTCGCCAGCAGGCGCGGGTCATAGGTCCAGGCGTAGTGGTTGAACCAATAGACGATGCCGACGGCGTCGGCGCCGCATCGGGCCTTTTCCCTTTCGTGATCAAGCCGCTGCTTCTGCTCCAGTTCCGCCAGACGTTCGGACTCGATCGCCGCGGCCTGGGCGTGGCGCCGTGCGATTTCAGCCCGCACTTGTTCAAGGCTAGGCAGCGCGTGAAAGGATGCGTTCAAGGGTCGCTAACTCTTCGGGCGTCAGGCCGGACAGGTCGAAGCCATGCGCAACCCGTTCGCGGAACGCTTGAATGTCCACATGCTTGCCGACAAGCTCCAAGGCGCCCTTGGCTGCCGCGAACGATTTGTCGGCCAATGCAGCTTCGTGGAGTTCCACCGCCTTTTTCAGCACCCAATTCGCATCGATCGCAGCCTTGTCGGCGCGCTGTTCCAATGCCTTGGCGATAGCAGCCGCTACTTGGGGGTGCTTGGTCAGGC